TGGTATCGGTCCACAAATCGTTACCGGTGAGCGTGATTAGATGGGTTCCTGCCATGAGAAAGTCGATTTCGCGCGAAACGCCGTCGCCCGAAATAACGATTTTTCCGGTTGTCAGGGCAGAGCTGGCCATCCATTCCTCGCGGCGATCGATCATGCCGTTCAGTTCGGCCAGGTCTTTCCCAAGCTGTTCCTGGGCCTTTTGCGCGGCCGTTTTCCCGCCACTGTAAATGGTTTCGCCCAGCCCGCGAACAAGAAAATCCTGGGCATTGGTGATCATCTTGGGCTTGATATACGGCGGCTCGATCGTGTTTGTGGTGAAGCCCAGGCGTTCAACCTGTTTGCCTTCTTTCAAGGGCGAAACGAAAGGCGCCAGGCGCCGCTTGCCTTTCATGATGTCGATATCGACATACTTTGTGGTGGACCGTTCCGTCCCCCTGAAAAACATGTCCCGCAGGAAAAGCTTGGGAAAAAGCATCTGTTCCAACGCTTTTAACATTGTGCGGGTTTTGAAAATGTCAAGTGCCATTTTTGATCCTTTGTTTAGGTTTTGGTTGCGTTTTAATCCGCCTTTATGTTATCGCGTTTACGCCTTTACGGGCGTTTTCAGGAATATTGACAGGGCGCGGCAAGCCGTTTTGATGTCTGCCGCGACCGTGGTAGCGCCCAGGCTGATAATGTTGTCGTTGTATTCGCCGCAAAGGTAGACCGGCGCTTTGAGAACGTCGCCGCCGGTGGAATCCACGGGCATGGCCAATATGGAATGCGGATTTTGGCTGCCGTCGCTTGCCAGCCGGTCCAGCAGCTGCAATTTTCCGCCAGACGTAATTTTGCCCAGCACGGCGCCGCGGGCCAGGGTCTGGCCGGTTAAAATCGTGCCCTCGTCAGTGACAATCGGGAAACTGCCCGCGATCAGGCTATCGGCTGCAAAGGTTCCTGTTAAAGACATTTGATTACTCCTTGTTAAATTATTTTTTGTTTCCGGTTTTCACTTATTTTTTTTCCGTCAACCCTCTTATTTCTTGTTTGCCAGGTGCGCGGTGCCCAGGTGTTCGTTTGCGCCGGCGGCCATTTCCGCGGCGGCCGCGTTGTCGGCGGCTTCTTCTTCATTGGTCGGCGCGTTGTTTTTGATTTTCGCGGCAGCGGCGGCCGTTGCGTCGCCGTCGCCGGCGGCAGCCGCGGCAGCATCGGTTTTTGCCTTGTCCTGGGCCGCCAGGATCAGGACGGAAACGCTTTCTTTGGTGGCTTCGGGTTTGAATTTGTTTTCCGCGATCAAGATTTCATGGCCCTCGGCCTTGACACCTTCGATCCCCTGAATCCGTTCCCGTTCCGCCTTGGCGCCGGCGGTCTTGCCTTCGTCAATGCCGGCCTGTTTGCCCTCGGCCTCGCCCGCGACTTTGCCTTCATTGAAGGCCGCCTCGTAAATTTGCGGGTACTTGCTTTTGAGTTCGTCAAGGGTTAAATTCATCGGTTCCTCCTGCTTTTTGGGTTTAAGTTTATGCTTTATGGAATTATAAACGGTAACATTTTTATAATTGTACTTTTCCAATTCAAAAACATTGGCCGTTTCAATTTGATCCGTTATTTTATCAATAAATTTATTTTCAAGGGCTTCGCCGGCATTGAAATAGGTTTCATCGTCCATCCATTTATTGATCGTTTCAATCGGCAGCCCTGTTTTCTTTGCAAAAATGTTTGCAATCGCGCCTTTAAGTTTTTCCAAAACGGCGGCAACGCGATCGAGGTCTTTCTTTTCGCCTCTTACGGCGGCGGCCGGATTGTGGATCATTATAAGGGCGTTTTCCGCCATGTTGACCGTATCGCCCGCCATGGCTATAACGGCGCCCATGCTGGCGGCGATACCTTCAATAAAGGTGTTGACGATCTTATCTTTGGCCATGTTGATCGTGTTATAAATTGCGTGCCCTTCAAAAATTCCGCCGCCCGGGCTGTTGATATGAATATTGATTTTTGAGGCCTTGATCGCGTTAAAATCTTTAGCAAATGTTTTTGCGTCGATACCCCAGCCGCCGATCTCTTCAAAAATATAAATATCGGCGGTATCTTTTTCTTTGTTTTCGATTTTATACCAGGTTTCGGAATCGGCCGGCTGGCCGGGGCCTGTGGCCTGGTTACTTGGGCCTGCAGGCTCAAACCTGATAAAAGTTACTTTGTTGGTTTTCAACCATGCCCGGGCCTGGGCCTCGGTCCAGTTCTTGATCGGGAATCGTAAGGCTTGCGGATAGGCAGCCTGTCCGCTTTGGGTTTTCAGCTGGCCCCAAATAATGCCAATAGTTACCGGCACCTTGGTCCGGGCAAAGATTGTGCCGCCGGACGTACGCCGGAATTTTCCGCCAGTAGACCAGTCGGGTTTTTCTTTGAAATCGGCGGGATTACGGAGGCGCGCGCTATGTTCATTGGGCAGCGGATTTGTAATTGTTGTACATAAAACAAGGCTGCTATTTTCAGAAACGAAATCAAAATGTTTGAATTTCATTTATTCCTCCGGGGTATCTTCTGTTTTTCCGTCGCCGTCCGGATTTCCAGCACCTGGCGCCGCGGCTTTTTGTGCGCGTGCCAAATTAAGGGATTTAATATATTTTTCCTGGCGCTGCCGGCGCCTTAACATGGCCTCCCAATCGCCGCCATAAATTAGGCTGTATTCTGTATCGTAATCTGTTAATAGATCGTCCAGCTTCAGGGCGGCGGCCTTGCTTTCCTTAACGGGGTCAATCTGGCCCATGCCCGATCCAATCCAGGCGGACTGCAGCCAGGCATAACGTTTGAAATTATTTTCAAGAAATCCGGGCGCGTCAATCCGGTTGTTTATGATTTCTTCATATAACCATTCTTCATAAATTAACTGGCAAAAGTTACGGGCCAGCCAGATCCGGGCGTGCCGGTAAAATTTCCAGGCCTCCAGGAGCGCGGCCCGGGCTGCCGAATAGCTGGCCGTAAAATGTAGGATCAGCTGTTCAAAAGGAATTTCAAGCGCGCTGCCGATCTGGCGGACAACGGCTTCAAAGAATGGGCCGAAATTTGAGCCCGGATGTTTTGAGGCGGCCAAGTCAATTTCTTCATTTTCGCCCAAGCCTATAATATTGCCATGCCCCATTTCATAGGTTGCGTAATCCTGTGGCCGGCTGGTATCATCCGGATTTGTTATTTTTTGTTCTGTGGCGATCGCGGCCTGCAGCGGATCATTTTGCTTTGTACTTTGTTTAACAAATACCGTAAAAAAAGCTTGAACCACGGCCGCCATTAGTTCGGCTTCTGAATAGCGGCCAAGTTGCTTTAAACTGTCGACAACGGAATGAAGAAAGGGAACGCCACGCCGCCCGCCTGGCCGTTCACGGTTGAATAAATGAATTACCTGGCGCCGTTTTGATTTTTCCCCATAGGCCGGGACTTTTACCCATTCTATCTGTTGCCCCGTATAGCTGTTGGGATGGATATTTGAAAAATGATAAGCTTTCGGCGCGCCGTCGGCATCAAGTTCGATCCCGGCGGCCAAGCCATTAGTATCAAGCGCATTATTTGGATTGCTGACAAAATCACCTTCAAAAATAGCAATACGGAGATCGCTATCCATACCCTCTCGTTTTTTCCGCGGCAATAATGCGAAACAATCGCCGCCTAGCAAGGTAGAAACAAAAGCCAGGCCTTGCAATTCATAAAAATTTTGTGTTCGGGTTATATCGCAATCTTTACTTGATGCCCACATATTAAAACGTTGTTCCGTGTTGCGTTCCCATTCATCGGCGGCATCATCTTCTAGCTCAAGGATTTGCCGGTTTATAAGGGCCTGCAGGGCAAGGCCGCTGCCGACGGTATTTGTTTTGGCGCGCTTAATGGCGCCGGTCGCAATTGGTGTATTATTATAAAGATCGCGGCAGCGGGATCGTATTGTTGCCAGTTCCGGCAATAAGGTATCATCCGCGCTTTTATCATCTGTAATCCAACCGCGCATAGATCGGCGTTCGTCGCCGCCGGCAACGTAGCCAAGATTTTGCATTGTTTGAAGATAGGCGCGGGCAGCTATCCGCCGGGCGCCACGGACAGGATTAATACTGAATGCTAGACGGTCTAAAAAATTTAAAGCAATTGGCGGCCTTGGGCCGTTTGTTTTTTTGGCCATATATGGGCATTTGGGACCGCCTTAATCTTAAAGATATATAATAAAAATAGAAAGGACAAGTTTTTTTATAAATCGCGCGGAATTATGCGCCGGACGGTTCCGGACGCGCCCCGCCCCAATTCAGCAACCAGGCTGGAATAAAATTTGATTTTTTCCGTTATTGTGTTGGCATCCGCCCTGGTTAATGACCTGCCGCCAATAGAATAACTTTGGCCCTTGGCGACGGACTGATCCGCTGTGATCCATAAATCAAGTAATCCCTGGGCTTGTTCTACTGTAATGCCTGACATCTTAAACCCCCTTAGATAAAATACGCGGGCGGGCCGGCGGCTTTGCTTGCCCCC